TATAGTCTTAGGTGCCTTCCACTCTTCTAATATCCAAGAGCTAGAATTCTTTTTGTCGTCACCGCCTATTCCAAACTCGAAGCTAAGATTTTCAGCGACAACTTCCATTTCAGGTATGTTGCCATCATTTCTATCACCACCATTAGCGAATACTACTTCATCTTCTTCGTAGTTCCAGCACAAGTCTTCTATAAATTTTGTACAACTTCCATCAGCATCATAGTGATCGTCGAATGCTACTACAGAATCTACTACTGATAAAGCACTAATAATATTTGCTCGTTCATGTAGTGGCATAAAAGCTCGGCCTTTCTTACGAGCTAACCAAGCGTCTGAATTGACTCCTACAATTAGTCTATCTCCCAACTTCTTAGCATTTTGTAAGTAAGAAATGTGGCCTGAGTGTAGAGGATCAAACCCACCGGTCGCCAATACAATCTTCATATATTACTCTTCAATCTCCCAGCGCGATTGATATTCTAGCGCGTGGCGACACGCATGAATATAATCTTTGTCTTCATCACTCAACACAGACCAGAACTTAGTAATCGAGCTAATGTGGTCATCAACTTCAAACTGTTTCTCTAAGTGTTTGTTGGACTCCATCATCTCTTGTAACTGGTCCATTCTGGATTTGATCTTGTCTCGTACTCCCATTAAACCACTCCGGAATTGGTCGTTTTGTCCAGTTCATTGCAAACCGGTCTTGTTTAGTTTGATAAAACATTCGATATGATTTCACTGGATCTTCTGGAAACATACACTCTGGATTCGAACCCATTGCTAATCTAAATGGAGTTAACGGGCCTTCTTTAATATTACGCGGTAGTTCCATAAGATACGGGATCAACTCAGATGTCTTATGTACTTTCTCGTATCGATATGTATATTCATCACAAAGCGCAACAAAGTGCACTAGGTGCCAACCGTAGTTTGTAGTCGACTCCATTGTCCACTGAGTACATGGATGCCCCATGTGTACAGCTTTGTACAAAGCATCTTCGCGTTTATCATGAAGACGCCAATAGCGAACATTTGTCTTACCAGACTTTGATGGCTTTCTAATTTCAATACCATCTAACATTCGATGAGCTGTCGACAGCATTTGGCCAGATTCGACAATCATTTTAACAACGTGTTTGTCACACTGAAGACGTGCGGCGACATCTGGGTCTTGATCGAGAATAAAAAGATTCATAATGTAATTATACCATAGATCACTGTTGAATTAAACCAGGAAATGCATCTTTTACAATTGCTTTTGTAATTCCTTGTGGAGACTTTTTACAAATCATATTCACAACTAGTCGTGCATCTTCTGGATGAATACCTTCAATAATTTCGAAGAAGATTCTCTCACGTTTTACAGAAGGTAGCTTGTCACCAGGACCGCCTTTTACAAAATATCCAAACTTCTTATGTTCACGCAACAGATTCGCTGGTGCAGATTCTTCTTTGTTTGGAGTATAAGGTGGTTCTCCATTTGGTAGATTCCATTGTACAGAATCATCAAACGTTCCACGCAAAATATCTTTTAGAGCCCATGTCTCGTTTTCTTTTAAGACTTTAATCTTTTCAGCTTTTGTCTTTTGCTTTCTAGCTTTTTCTAGAACTTCATGTACTAATAATGCCATTAAATAAACTCCTCAACGCATTCAATTAATAATTTGCACTTCTTATTTATTAGATAAGACAGTACGTTACCTTTGTTATTCTGTGGATCTTGCTCGTCAAAAGATCTTAAGATATTTTCTTTAAGATGATTTGGAGTCTTGGTGAGATCAATTAACATTTCATTACGCTGAAAATTTCTCCACCATGATGGTTCCGGAGTATCGGGCGTGTCAAGGTAGTTAAGCATCTCATTAAGTTTTTTCTTAGTAACTGGAGTTTGACGTAGTTCTTCGATAAAAACATTATCATCAGATAGTACATTAGGTACACCATCTCCTTTATCACCTTTTATAATCTTTTCCGCTAAATGCAGACGAGGATGATCTTCTACTACAAACTTTTTAAGTAGTGGAGAAAACTGCTTGACATTATCGTATTTGTTGCAGTTGCTTAAAGTCACCATCGGCTGAGACTATCATGACAGGCTCGTAATTACCAAACTCTTGTTGTGTTTTGTACTAGAGTACCGATAATGTCATCGGCTTCGCAGCCTTCTTCATGAATTACTTTATATGGAAATTTTTCTTTGATCTCATCTTTTACCATATGAAGAATACGAAAAGCTTCATTCCAATCAAAATCAGACTCATCTCTACCTTTACGGCGATTTGCTTTATATTGTGGAAATGCTCCACGTCTCCAATTATTAGCACCATCAGCTGCAATTACAACTTCACCATATTCTTTAAAGAACTTAGATCGGTACATTCGAATAGAGTTTAAAATCATATGACGAATCATATTTTCATCGAGAGTCTTTTGCACGATGATCGATCCTAAAGCTATTCCGGAGTAATCAATTAAAATCATAGTATACTATCCTTGGCCGGTATCACTAATCTATTATACCATCAAAAACATAATATGTAAACAATTATTTTCTAATGTGTTTAGAATGGATTTTACAGCCGATAAACTCGTTATAGTATTCATCTGAGAGTAAAACGTCGTATTCAAACTGTAGTTTTGCTTCGTAATAAGAGCATTCGCCCTTGGTGCTACATAGCCTGAGTATTTCTCGTTTGTAATTGGATTCACCCTTAGATTCAACTAAAGATTGAACTTCAGCACTTGATCCAAAGTATGTGCGCCAGTCAGACTCTACTCGCGTTTTTACTCTACGCTTTCGAGTCTTCGTGATCGGAAGGGTTTTTGGTCTCCAGAAGAATTTTTTACCGATATATTTCTTACCGGTATCAAGCTCTGTGATCATGTACACAAATCCTTGATATTCTTCTGGAGTTTCTTCGAAAGGTTTATTTTCATATAGCCACGTCATGTGGTTATATATCATCTGTCTCCGAAATGTCTTCAGGTTCAGCTCTACGCCCACAGCATGGGCAGTACTTTATTTCGTAAATTTCTTCAGCTACTAAATGTGTTTCTTTATCACATTCTTCACACAATATTCTCCATTGCTTCATGCGGCCTCCCAACCCCAGTCACCCTCCATTCCATTGACAGAGTATTCAGTAACTCGTTTCTCAAAGAAGTTATCATGAGAAGCTCCGTTCAATACCCAGTCTAACCAAGGGAGTGGATTATCCTTTTGCTTAAACTTAGGCTTTAATCCAAGTTGAAGAAGCCTGCGGTCAGCGATGTGTCGAATATACGCTTTCACATCTTCTTTAGATAACCCTTGGATGTCGTGGCCATTGTAAGCAAGGTCGATGAATCTATCTTCTAGCTTAACTGCGTTCTTAGCCATCTCATAAATCTTTGACTTAAGTTCGTCATTTACGATACGAGGATGCTCATCACAGAAAGTTCTGAATAACTTAGCATTCCCTTGGACGTGAAGCGTTTCGTCACGAATTGACCACTCAACAATTGTTCCCATGCCTTTCATCTTTCCGAAACGCTGAAAATTAAGTAGCATTACGAAAGATGAGAAAAGAGACATGCCTTCATTAAATACTGATTGCGCTAATACTAATGCAAGTCCGGTATGAGAACTAGTATCTCCATTTGACATAAAGTCAATTTTGTCAGCCATTTCTTTAAATTCTAAAAAAGCATGGTACTCTTCATCTGGTAAACCGAGTGTGTCATTTAAAAGCGCATATGCTCTTTGGTGTACGCCTTCACGGTTTGCAAAGGAAGAAAGCATATTTCGTACTTCATTATTTTTAAATTTAGGAATCAAATACTCGTAGTAATTTTCTCCGACTTGTACATCAGACTGAGTAAATAGACGAAGAACTTGTGTAATGAAATCTTTTTCAGAATCAGATAACTTAGTTCTCCAGTCTTGAACATCTTCTGATAGTTCTGCTTCGTCTTCTATCCAATGAATTTCTTCATGAGTCTTAGTTAAGTCAACAGCCCAAGGATATTGGAATGGTTTATACGTCTTAGATGGTTGTGTTAACATATTAGTCCTCTTTAGTTTTCCAGAAGTATTCATCAGTGTCTCCTAGTCGATAGGAGTACCCATTCTCAACTTGATAGTAATCAGTAGATACCTTAAAATCTGGCATCTTAGGGTTTTTTGGTGTTAAGCTATTATCATATACTCTCATTCTATTATTCGGATAAGCCGCGTATTGGCCATTCTCTAACTCAAGGACATTAAAACTCTTATGCTCTTCTGGCACCTCAGCTGTTCCATAATCAATCTCATCAGCAGATGGGTGGTAATTATCTAGAGTGAACAGATAAGTTGCTTTTAAAATTTGATGGTCGCGTGTGAAGATTTCGAAATCCATAGATCCAATAAACTGCTTATATACTGCAGTTACGCCATAGTCCATACAGTTCCAGAATTGTAAGTTATGAAGAGCTAAATCTGGAGTAGGAGTATGTGGATCAGAAACAAATGCACTAATAGGAAGCTTGTCATATAGAGCTCCATAATCTGGTAAGTATGTTTCAAAGTAAAAAGCTCGTCCAGGCATTGATTTTGCTGTGACCCAATGGCCTTCAACAAACTCTCCATGACCAGATTGATGGTCCATTAGATATTCTTTTCTAACCCAAACTTTTACATTTGGTAAATTACATATTAAATCTGCCATTATCCCTCACAAGCTCTACATTCATCAGTTTCTAAATTCATTGGCTTATTAAAGTGAGCCATCATCTCATCGTATCCACCGATGTATTGCCCATCAATGTAAATTTGCGGAACAGATTTAACCTTTCTTCCAGTTACTTCTGCAGCAGTTTTGCCAATTTCATCCAGGTCAATATATTCGTATTGTACTCCGCGAATATCAAGCTCATCTTTAGCAGCTGCACAGAAAGGACAATTAGCTTTACCGTAGACTAATGATCTCATGTCGTCTTGAAGTGCAACTCGTTCTACTTTTTCTGATACATTCTCAGCGCGAGATTTTGCTTCTGTTCGAAGATAATATAGTCCCTTAAGCTTTTCTTTCCAAGCTTTCAAATGAACTTTATTGACGTAAGATTTCGCCGCGCCAGCAGGGAAAAACAGATTGACCGACTGCCCTTGGCAAATAAATGGTTGGCGATCCGCGGCGTGTTGTACGACCCACTCTTGATCAAGTTCTTGTGCTGTCTTAAATACTGCTTTCTCTCCCTCAGTAAGCTCTGGTAGATGTTGGACTGAACCTTTATTAGTAATAATAGAGCTCCAAGTAGCCTCGTTATTAATACCGTGAGCTTCTAGAATATCTTCTAGATACTGATTTTTTACAAGATGCGATCCCGCTCTTGTACGATGAGTGTATGCATTCGCCTTGAGAGGTTCGATCGACGGGCTAGTTCCAACGATGAGACCGGAGGATGCATTAGGTGCAATAGCCAGTAAGTGAGCGAAACGTAAGCCTGTACCATATCCATCTGGGTATTCTCCTCTTTCAATTGCTAACTTTTCAGACTGTGCAACAGCTTTTGCTTTAATGTTAGCAAAGACAACTTTGTTAATTTCTTGAGCTTTTTCCGATTCCCAAGCGACACCGTGTCGTTGGAGAAGTGAGTGGAAGCCCATTGCTCCCAAACCAATTGATCTTTCTCTGTACGCAGAATGCTTTGCTCGAGCAATTTCATCTGGTGCATTTTCGATAAAGTATTCAAGTACATTGTCCAGCATCGTGACGAGATCTTCGACAATAGTCGTATTCTTCCATTCATCATAATACTCGAGGTTGAGAGATGAAAGGCAACAAACCGCAGTACGATCAGGGCCGGTAGGTAGATGAATTTCATTACATAAATTTGAGCCATGAATTTTTAATCCTAGATCTTTTAGCGATTGAGGCATCTCTCTATTCGCTGTGTCGATAAAGTTGAGATACGGTTCGCCAGTACGGAAACGAACTTCTAGAATTCTTTCCCATAACTTGCGAGCGCTTGTTGTCTCACTCACTTCTCCTGAAGCAGGATCTACAAGATCCCAGTCTTTATTATCTATTACAGCTTCCATAAATGCATCTGTAATATTAATTGCATTATGTAGATTCAGTGCTTTACGTTGGACATCGCCAGTTGGAATTCTCATGTTCAAGAATTCAACAATATCTGGGTGTGAGATATCCATATAAGCTGCATAAGAACCTTTACGCGTCTTACCCTGACGGTAAGCAATCATGTCTGCATCTACGGTGTGGAGAAAAGGGATAGGACCTGGAGCTTTGGAGGACACCGTTCGCACATCAGACCAGTGT